CATAGTGAGGAACCCTTTTACTAATCAAAGTTGGGCTAACTGAAGATTTAACGCCATAATCAATGGCCCCAACCTAGCGGGTGCTAGGTCCTCGACTGCAGGTAAAAAAGTCCGTGCTCTTAGCCGGGAGGAAACGTAACACCTCCCATTCTTGGCCCGGCCCGCGAAGGTACATCTGTATCTTGCGGGGAATGTATCTCACGTGTTCTAGTCCATTTGAAGTAAGCCACCCCGTATACCGGGGACAGGTCTATGCTAGTGGTAGGACCTAAACTGGAACTAATCGTTAATTCGATGGAACTGGGTAGTAAAACGTGTGACCGAAGTATTTGTACCACCTAACGGTGGTACCGATCTTCGGGGTTCGTATTCCTCACAGAATATAAACCTCGCGGTTCGGTATCATGGCTTCCGTTAAAAGCCAAATGTGTTCCGGTTTGTATATAAATACTCAACTTAGCAATAGTAAAGCAATGTCTTTGTACGATAAGATTAAACGTAAGATTAGGTGCAATAGTTTGTGCACCCCTGTACAGAAGGCCGCAATTATTGGGAAGAGTTTTGATTTTCAGTCGGGTCAGGAATCATTTGTAGCGAATATGGCTAAGTATTTTGTTGCGGCTAAAGTTATTACATCAGAATTACCTAGGAGTGAGCAAGGGATTTTATTTGAGGGCATTATTCTACTTGCAGTGAATCTGTACCAGTGCCATACTGTGGCACACATGGTATCGATTTTCACTGCTTATGTCCATAGTGTGGTTAGATTATCTTCAGTTGCGGATTCTTTTATTGACGAGCTTAAGTACATGTTTGAGGACAACTTAGACCCTAACGCTCCTCTGGAGTTACAAGCCGGGTTTAGTGTCAAAGATTTGTTTGACAAGTGGCAGTTGGTATGCACATCTGAATTTGGCCAGAAAGTTCGCAGGTTTGTTGGTTCTTTGGTTACTTTTGGAGTTTGTTCGTCGGCGGCAATACCCTTTTCTATGGAGTTTTACAACAAACTCTTTGGTGAGAATCTTTTCTCACAGGTTCTTGGTTCGGACCTTATAGGGTATGCGGTCGACATGTGCGCTTTCCTCTTGGATAGGGGTTTGGAGTGTTGGAATACTGGCAACATGTGGAATCTGTTTTGCGACAGTGCTATGGACAAGGCAGATAGGGATTTTATAGATATACAATCTGCACGCACTCACTATATCACCAGTGCTCTTCATTTGTCTCCCGCATTTAGTGATGAGCATGAGTATTGTTTGAAGTTGAGTCAATGTAAAGACATATACCTTTCAGCCTTGAAGAGGGCGAAGGCTTTACCAGTCAAGGCTTATTTTGAGAGGAAATTGTCGGTTCTGGCTTCTATAGAAGCGGACATACAGCATTATGATCAGGCTATGTCTGTGCGTAAATCCCCCTTTGCATTGCTTCTTTTTGGCCCTCCGGGCACTGGCAAAACTGCCGTACTGAATGAGTTGAGCAACGTACTTTTAAGAATAAATGGGTTGGAAAGTAACCCAGCAACTAAAGTGTCGTTGAATTGTAATGACAAATATCAGTCGGAATATAAATCCCATCATAAGGTTGTGGTCTTAGATGATATAGCCAACACCTCTGCTGACAAAGTGCAAGAATCTCCGCTCCGGTTAATAATTGATATGGTCAACAACGACCCTAAGATGGCTTTAAATGCAGATGTTTCGTTGAAGGGACGCATTGCGTTTAAACCTTTGATAGTTCTTGGTACTACAAATATCAAGAGTTTGCAGAGTGGGTCTTTTTCTATTTCGCCGGCAGCCGTTATGCGCCGTTTCAACTTCATAATCACATTCAAAGTTAAACCAGAGTTCGGGATCAATGGTATGATAGATTCCACTACCATGGTTAATGAAGTTAATGATGCTTGGATGTTCACTGTTGAGCGTGCATTTCCAGATTTGGAAGATCCCCGTGTAGTTAAGTACATAGTTCACACGGATGAACACGGTAGGTGTGTCGACATTGGTTTGGACAGGTTGATAAAGATAATAGGTCCTGCATCCAAGCTGCATTTAGAGCAGCAGAGGCGTGTGGTCGAGGTTGCTAGTGGGGCTTTTTCCCGGCCCCTGTGTCCTCACGGTAGTTTGGCTTCCATTTGCTCGGATTGTTTGCAACCACAATCGGGTGTTAATGATTTTTACGAGTGGTTTCTAGCTATGGATAGGTGGCCTATGCATTTAGCTCGTGCCTTGGATTTTGGCCAGGGCCAGTGGCTGCAAGGGCACCTCACCAAGTTGAAGTGGGATATATGCAAGACTATGTCGGTAAAGTGGCTTTATGGGGCTTTGGCGTCCTGTTTTGGGTTCGTGAACTTGTTGTCAATGGTAGCCTTTGGTTCTCTTGGCATATTTTCATTGTCCTTTAGTGGTATATTCACTGGGTTTGTTGGCACTTCTGTTTTGATGGCTGCTTCCAACATGGTCAAGGAGAAAGCAGACCAGTTGTTGACCAGGGATTTGAAGAGGACCGCAGATAGAGTTTGGAGGTCTGGAATTGTGCAGACTTTGACTTTAGTTGGCTTATTTTACACTTTTAGGAAGGTGTATAAGATGTTGTTCAAGTTTGCGCTGCAGGGTTCCAACATCAGTAGTCCTAAGCCTGACGAAACACTGAAGCAGGATGTTTGGTTGAAGCCCACTATTGTCAAACCTGATGCCAATTTTGGTATGAATGGTGCGACTATGGAGCAGTTCGTTGAGGTCATCCGTGGTAGTTTGGCCAGAGGGGTTTTTTCCACATCTGGCACTAATGCTAGGACGGCTTGCAATTTGTTTCCTTATAAGAGCAATTGCTGGTTCGTCCCCTACCATGTCCTTAGTAAGGGCTTTGATACAGTCGCGGTTACGTATTCCACTGGTAACCTCAGTCCCAATAGGGTGTCGACCTTTGATGGGTCAAATTGGGTTAGGATTGGGCAATCTGACATGTGCCTGTTAACTTTGTTGACTCAGGGCAGTGTTAGAGATATGTCTCAGTGGTTTCCTCTGCTGAAGTTCGACAGGCCAAGCCCCGGAGTGCACATTCATTATGATTCCAATATGGACTTTAAGGTCAACAAGGTCAGTTATGCACCTTGTGACTATGAGGTGCCTGGTATTGGTACATACCCTGCTGCCAAATTTCGATTTGACAATTGTGTCACTGGAGTAGGTATGTGTGTGGCGCCCCTTATTTCTGCACACGGTCCCCCCATGATAGTGGGCTTACATACCATGGGCATCACCGGTGAACCGATCGGACTGGTTGCTACTTTTACTAGGTATGATGTAGACTGCGCTTTTTCTAAGTTATACTCCGATGAGACAACCCTCAATTTTGAGGTCGCTAGTCGGGGTGAGATGGACTTTCAGATGACTTATGATAATTTGGAGTTGCTTGGTGAATTACATAGGAAATCCCCTTTCAATTTTATGGAAGAGGACGGACCTATAAGGCTTTATGGAGCACACTCGGGACGTCGTAGGACCTTTAAGAGCTCCGTGTGTGATTCATACATAGCAGATTCTGTGCAACATCACTTCGGGGTTGAGCAAATATATGGCCCACCGAAGAACATAGGCTCATGGAAGCCTTGGCATGCTGATGCTAAGGGTTTGTTGTCCATCCGGGATGTCAATGCCGGACTACTTAGGCAATCGTATTTGGACCTGCTGAGGAGTCAGGATGAATTCATCGATTCATATACGATATCCCGTTTGCAAGAAGACGTTCATCCTATCCCGCTAGTCAATGTGTTGGCGGGTGCAGATTGCGTCATGGCAGTAGATCGTATGGATTTGGGGACCAGTACCGGTTGGCCTTACAACCAACCGAAGAACAAGGTGATTTTTGCTTCTGAGGAGATATTCGAGGGTGTGAGTTGCCCTTTAGAGCTAGATTCAGAGATATTGAAGGCAGTTTGCGACCTTGAGGCCAAGTACCTTCGCGGTGAGCGCGGGAACTGTGTATTCAGGGTGTCTTTGAAGGATGAGCCCACCAAACTCACGAAAGAAAAAGTGCGTACCATTGCTGGTAGCCCACTTGCTTTGACCATCTTGACTAGGAAATATTTCCTTATGATAATAAAGTTGATCAGGTCACATCCATATGACTTTGAATCAGCTGTGGGCATTAATGCTTATGGGTCCGAGTGGGATAGTTTGGTGTGCCATATAAAGAGATTCGGTGATGACAGGATCGTGGCTGGTGATTTTGCTATGTATGATACACTTATGAGCGCCATGATGACGTACACTAGCTTTAAACTTCTTATACGGCTAGCCCGTTTCGCCGGGTACAGTGATGAACAGTTGCGCATTATGAGGGGCATAGCCACTGATATATGTGAACCTATTTATGAATACAACGGCGAGTTCATTGGCCTGGTAGGTTCAAATGCTTCTGGGCATGGTCTTACGGTCATAATAAACAATTATGGGAACATGCTATATCAGAGGATGGGGTATTATGACGTGTATGACGGGAAGCCACCTGGCTTGTACAACAAGTATGTTTCGGCATTGAACTTCGGCGACGATAACTTGATTGGCGTTTCTGCTGAGGCCGATAAGTTTAATCACACTAGTTTGCAGAAAACGTTGGCTGACAATCACTTGATTTACACCATGGCCGATAAGACATCAGCTAGTAGACC